GACACTCCTGTCTCAGAGTCTCCGCTTACTGTATAATAGTTGTTATTAGAATCTTGAACTCTGTCCCCATCTGCTAGAGTTATCTCTGATGTCTCTTGTGCTGATATGTAACCCGTACTTGAATCACTACATTTAATTAAAGAATAATAAACAGGGTCAGGAGGTATAATGCAACCAGTTTCTCCTGTGTCTGTAACCAATCCTACTGAGGTGTAAGTACCCTGAGTAATATCTACCTTGCCTAATACTACATAGTCATTTAAACTAGCATCCTGAACTCTGTCGTCATTGTCAAGAGATATCTCATCTGCCGTTTGTTCACTAACATATCCAATGCTAGAATCTTCACATTTCTGCAAGGAGTAGTAATATATTATTTCAGGTTTTGGTGCTACCTCAATATAGTATGGACTGCGTACGTTTATCTTTTTCATTATGTAATCTCTAAGTAGTAAATTCTAATAAATTATCTATGTCTAGTGCAAATCTATCTACCAGTTCTTGTGGTAGGTTATCAAATGCTTTCTCAAAAGGTTTTGTAAAAAACAAAGAAGGCTTGATGCCTTTCTCATATATACTCTTTTGTAAAATAAACCCTATTGTTCTATAGTTGCCTTTCTTGTATCTCCCTTTCTCGTCTCTTAGTCTTATGTTCCTAGCCTTTGCCCATTCCATTAATGGTTGCATTGGAGGTTTCTTATTAGTGTAAGCATAAGGAGAGTTTCTAGCTTCTATGTAGCTGCTCTTTTTACCGTGTACACCTTTATCTAAGAACTCTCCATAAGGTAGCATATAGAACTCTAAGCTAAACGAATTAGCACCTGCTTTAGCGGGAACAAAACCTAGACTGCCATACAAATCACTAGATACATTATGAGTGCCGTATTTTCCTCCCTTAGTAAGATTTGTTCTCGCTTGTTGAATTACATACTTAGCAAACTTGTTAAGTGCCTTTTCTGTTTCTTTAAAATCCATTAGCAGACATTTATATCATTTTCTATGATTACATCAAATGTAGCTGCCCATCCTGCTACTTGGTTATCAAACCTATCTCTAAATGGCTCTAATGAAGCGTCTCCTAGTACTTGGTATTTCTCTCTGTATAGTTGTCCGATTCTTAGTTTCTGTATCAGCTTATTTACTACAGATAGCTGAGTGTTTAACACATCCTGCTCATTATCGTTGCCTACAAATATATCTGTTTCCCTTTCTTTGGACTGGTCTACTATATCCATAGACAAGATACTAATGTTAAACGTCAGTACATTCTCTGATGAGGTTACACTATTTACTATCATATGAGATAAGGGAAAGATAGTCTGCTTGCTTAGGTCTACCTCTGTTAAGTCTCCTGTGGTTACAGTATTGACATTGACATCACTTAGGAGCGTGTCCTTAATGGTGTCTGTTAATAAGTAGAATCCTCTTATTGATGTGTTCATTTCATTTTGCTTTTTAGTCTGTTTGCTTCTAGTTCTGCTTTCTCTTTCTCAAAGGATAGCATCATAAAACACTTATGTACATTTAGTTTGGTGATATCTTCAAATCGTCTAATATCCCCTTGAGCGAGTGCGTAAATTGATTGATACCAACCCCACTTGCTTCCGAATTGAGATATTGCACTAAATTGGTCTCCTCCTGCTCCTCCAAATAGTTCATCATAGCTTGTGATAAGTCTATCCCTAAATGGTAAAAAAAAATAATGGAACTTATTACCGCTTCTAAGGGCATATCCTTCATTATCTCTCCATCTCCTGCTTCATAGTCCACTATAGAGTATTTGTCTCCATAACTCTTATCTATGGGTCTGTAGAGTACCGCCATTGCTCTGTGCATATTATCCCAGTCTCCTAAGAACGCATCTAAGTCTACATACTCCCCTAGAGTAATATCATCTAGCTTAGGTACAAACCCATACTCTACACCTTTCATTTTGAACTTAGTTACCAGCTGAGGTTTCTCATTGAACATATCTACTAGTATGTTGCAGATACCATCCACATCTGAGTATTTCATTTTAAGGGTATCTGATAGCTTTACTCCACAGAATATCTCTATCATCTTAGAAGCTAGAAACTTCTCGTCTGTGTTGTTCTCTTGTATCCTAAGATACCTTTGGTACTGGTCTAATGTAATCTCTGATAGTGTGTCAGGGATTGTAATTTCTACTTTCATATCTAATCACTTATATATATAACGTATTTTTTAAGGCATTTTAGTTAAAGGTACAAAAAAAAGCACCCATCTCTGAGTGCCTCTTTCTAACTAAACTAAACTTACTTAACTAATCAAACATAGCTGCTAATGATAGCAGACCTATTGCTGCAAATCCAAATAATACTACAAACGATATAAAGTAGTAAATATTCTCAGGGTCTTTCTTAAGCCAATCTTTCATAATGGTATATTTTTTCTTCTATTTTATTAATTACATATTCTGCTAGTAGATCTGTGATGTCTACTTTTGAGTTCGCTAGTGTTACTTTGAGTATGTCGGTACTATCTGAACTAGGAGGGTTAAAATAGTTACCTTCCTCTCCCTCATCAAATTCATACTCTACCTCTAGTAGGATATCATCTATGTAAACTTCTAAGTCTTTCATTTGTCTGTTTTTTAATTATGGTATAAAAGTAATATACACACTTGAGTTATGCAAATTATTTTATAAGTTTTTTATCTGATAGCATACTTTCCATAGTTTGGTTTACTTAGCACATTGTATGTAGCATATCTTAATGCATCTATTAGGTGGTTGTTTTTGTCTATTGGTATGTTGGTTAGTTTCCCAGTCTTATCCTCTACCCACTTATAGTTTCTCATCTCTTGGATAAAGTTATCTCCCTCTATTTTTAGGTTGTATCTTTTTAGTACATCAATTCCTGCTTGGATAGAGTCCTTACCTTTTATAGTTGCTCTGACTTGGTTACCCATTCTCCTTAGTTCATCTATCAATCTAGGCTCTGCACTATCACAATATATTACTCCGTTGATATTAGCCTCTCTAAGGAACTTATTAATGTCTTGGGTAGTCATATGGGTTCTGTAGAGTAATTCTTTAGCATAGAGCGTATCTTGGTCTCTATAGACCTCTACTAAGGTTGTTGGGTCATTAGTATATCCAAAGTCCATTCCATAAGATAAGAACTGAGCAGTATCAGGTATCTTACTTTCTGAGAAATTAAATATAGTAGCCTTAGACACTCCCTTTTGTCCTAGACCATATATCTGCCAGTAAGTCTCATCTGTTTCTTTTAGCCTCTCAATCTCTGTTTTAATCTTAGGGTCTAAGAATGGATTGTCTTTGTAGGTAGTGATATAGAAATCACAGTCCTTTCTAGTGAGTACATCATCATAGATAAAGTGATACTCATCTGATGGGTTGTAATCTAGTATGACTTGTTCCTCTGTTCTAAAGATAAGCTGATTCCAATCCTCTTTTATTATCTCATTAGCTTCATTGATGTATAGTAATTGTCTTTTACGACCTCTGACCTTTTGAGGCACATCTAAGCTAATAAACTCTACTAGGTTGTTCTTAAGCGTGTATTCAGAGTTAGACTTATTGTGGTCAGCTTCTGAGTAGATGTTATAGGATTTAAGAATATCTAGGAAGTCTCTCATTACTGTCGCCCTAAGAGAAGGGAATGTCTTTCTACAAATTGTTATTGTCTTTCCCTCGTTTCTTGCGCAATAGTCAAATATAATCCACAAAAGGATGTTATAAGTCTTACCTGACCTAGTCCCACCCTGATGTGCTATTATCTTATGCTCGTTGTTTACTAAACTCCTATAAACCTTATTGGTCTTTATTTTCATCTATAATCTCAATTTCTATTTTAGTAGGGAATCCTCCATCTATCTGATGCTCTTGTCTCTCTACATAGCCTCTGTTCTTACCTTTGGTTTTTAAATAGAATAGTATCTCATTTGTCTTGTTTCCTTCTATGTTCTCAAATAGCTTGCCTTCTACATAATCTATTCTAGCCTCATCTACTTCTATAATAGATTGTGCAAACTCCTCATCTTGCTCTTTCCAATCATAGTAAGTCCTCCTAGATATATTAGCAGCTTCACAAGCAGCAGAGATTGTCTTGTGTTCTTTGTATGATTTTATAAACGCTTCTTTATCTTTCATTTTTGTAAAGTTTGTAAAGTTATAACTATATAACGTATAGTAATTTATATCCCACAGTAACCTGAATCACACTCGTTAAAGTCATCATCAAATAATTCATATTGTGAGTTCCATTGTTTTATCTCATCGTATGTCATATCTGTCCTCCATTGTGCATTGTTCACACTCTCTCTTTCTCTCTTAGCAAACCATTCTAACTTGTTTGGGTGTTTGTCCCACATCTTTCTAAGTAGCATTGGAGATTTATGAAAGCAACCTACACAGTTATTCATCCAAGCGAATCTAACAGGCTTATCTAACCAAAACTGCTCTATAGTGTCTTTGTATGTATTTGAGTCTATTAGAGGAAAGCTAGGTTTTTGATATGGTATATCCTCCCATTTGTTTCTACCGTCTTTGTGTTTTCCGAATGTTGCTTTAAATTCACTAAGACCATCTGCATTGCATCTTTCTAACATATTTTTGGCTCTCCTAGTTTCATTGGCTCTGAATCCTATTCTCATTTCTATTGGCTCTCCTATGTGTTCTGCCCACCAATAAAACATTGGTTCTATTTTCATTTCTACAGTACAAAACCTCTGAACTTTATTAGGCAGATAAACCTTGTCTTTCCTTGTGGTTATATTATCAAATGTCTTTCCAGTAACCCAAGTAATCTTTCTGCCTATAAACTGCTCTAAGTCTAGCATTGTGTAAACAATCATATCATCCTCAGCAGTTCCTATGAATGGTGCTTGTATTCTATCCTCTATTTCTTGTCTGATTTTCTTATCAGGGAACATAGAGTTTTTATCCTCAATCCTTACTAAAGAGAACACATCATAGTCTGCAGGATAGTTAGCTGCTATGTAGCTAGAGGTTTTACCTCCGCTTAGACTGTTTACTGTTTTCATACTGTTTCTATTTGCTTATCTCTTTCATACATTATATTCACTATTTTATTTAGCCTCTTGATGTTATTAGGACTTAGGTAGTTTAGGTTTTGTCTTATCATAGACTTTTGTAGTCTTGTGTGTTGGTTAGTATCTTGGAATGTATCCAACCACTTGTCTATGTTCTTGTTGTATCTCCTGTATGTCTCAAAGTTCTTTAGAGCGTGT